TGCGGTTGCGGTGTCCCTGCCGGTTGCATAGGTGTTTTGGATATCCTTGTACCATTCATTTCCACCAGCCCATTGACCAGCGGCCCCACTTGCGGTAATGCCGGTGTCACGATTCCATGTCTTGTCGGCTGGTGATTCCAACTCTGAGAGGGTAAACTCGTTTTCTTTTTTGCCGCCGAACAGTGAGCCAACCAACCCGCCCACAACCCCGCCGATTACCGTCCCCACGCCGGGGATGATAGAACCAAGTGCGGCCCCGGCTGTTGTAAATGCGGTGTTCTTGGCAATGGTTCCGAAATCCTGACCTGAGAGTAATCCCATAACCGCCGAACCGATCCCCATTGTGGCAACACCAAAAGCGTTTGCAGACATATTCAATATGCTCATTCCCAAATCGGCACCGACTCCGCTCCCGAAGTTACTCCCGACAAACGAGGCAACCCCTTGCTGTAATCCGGCCATAGCAGACCCACCAGACAAGGCAGAATACGCCCCAGACAGAGAGGAGAACATTCCCCCAATTCCACCCGTTGCTCCCGTTGCAGCCCCTGCACTCGTAGCTGTTCCGGCAACACCCGCAGCCCCTGCAATCCCTGCCGTGGTTTTCATGTTCGCCTGACCCCACACCCATGCGCTCACCATCTGCGATACGGTCTTCTTAAACAGGTCTTTCAGACCATCCCATGAAATTTCCATGTTGTAGAGCCAGTCGGCGGTAATATCCTGCATATTCTCATAGGCATGTTCCCATATTTTACCGATCTTGTCCGATGACTCGTCGGTTTTTTCAACCAGCTTGGTCAAATCTTCCTGCTGACGAAGATCAATCTTCGATTTGATGGCATCCCAATCTTGAGAGTTATTGCCAGCCTCTTTTTCCTTCTCGATGAGCCTGGTTAATGCCTCGTATTTCTGGTTGATAGCGTAAACGGAGCGCTCCCCCTCGGTCATGGCCGCAACGGTCAACTCTTCTTCGGCTTCAATCAGGGCATTGATATTATCCACATCGAGGCCGCGCATCCACATCTTGTACTCGTAGATGTCGGCAAGCTCTTTCATGGCTTCTTTTTCTGCTTTTGCTGCCGCCTTTGCCGCTTCTGCCGCCCTCTTAACGGCGTTTGCTTCATCCTGGGCGGCCGTCGTCACCACCATGGTCTTTTTCTTGGTGGCCTTGATCAGCTCATCCCCGGCGGTGGTCAGCTCCTTGGTGTCAACGGTGGTTTCGGTGAGGGCTTTCTGCGTCTCGCGGTAGCTGGCAACGGTGGCCGCATGCGACGAACGAATGGCGTCAACCTTGACTCGGTATTCCTCGGATGCGTTGGATACTCCCCGCAAGGCTGAAACTTGAGCGGCTGAATCTATGGAAATTCCAGGGATGTTGCTCAAGGCGGAATAGATGGATTGGAGTGAGTCGGCAACCCGTTCGGTGATCTGGTCAAAAGCCACAAAAAACACCGACTTAATGGTCTGGGCGCTGACCTCGAAATTCTCCGTCAACCCGTCCCATGCAATCATCGTCTCGCCGGCGGCCCAGCCGACAAAGGCGGGAATCTGCTGCACCGCCTCGGCAACGTACTTGATCCCGGAAGCCATCCCGTTGGTCGCTCCGGTGGAGTCATTGGCCCAATCCACCACCGAACCAAAGGCGTTCCCCAGCATGGTAGTTGCCTGGCTGACCGTGGTCGGCATTAAGGCAAACTCTGAATTAACCTTGGCTGCACCGTCAGCAATGGCGTCGCGCAGGACATCGGCGGTGAGCTTGCCGTCCTTGGCCATATCCCGCAATTCACCTCGACCAACCCCAAGGTGATCGGCGAGCATCTGGATAACCCGTCCCCCGTTTTCAGAAACGGAGTTAAATTCCTCCCCGCGCAGAACACCGGAGGAGAAAGCCTGGGAGAGTTGCAGCATGGCTGCAGAAGATTCTGAGGTGGAGGCACCGGAGACAACAAAGGCCTGGTTCAGTGTTTTGGTAAGGGAGAGGAGTTCGGTTTGCGGAATCCCGACATCCTTTGACGCCTGGGCAAATCTGGCATACACGGCGGCGGTATCGGTGAAAGATGCCCTGGTCTCCTGAGCAATGGCGTAGAGTGAGCCTTGAACGGCGGTTAATTGGCCGGTGGAGGTGGTGACCAGCTTAAGCCTGCCTTCGATCTGGGTGTAGGCGTCGGCGGTCTTGATCAGCTCTGAGACCCCAAAGGCGGTGGCCAGCCCTGCCGCCATGCTGGATAATGGTCCCATGGCGGCGGTGAGGCCGCCCAGTCCATTGCTCGCCGATCCACCGGCGTGGGCCAGTTTTTTCAGGGCGCCTTCGGTTCCGGCAATGGTCTGGGCGGTCCCGGCATCTTTGGCGGTGAGGATAATCTCGATTTTATTATTTGATGCCATCAATGCCCCTTAAAATTGTTCTATCGCTGAAATAAAACCTGTTCAATCTTGCGAAAGGCGGAAAAAACATTCGCCTGTTCCTCCAGATCCACCACCGGGGCAAGGCCGATCCGCGCTTCCACCACCGGCAGGGCGGCATAATCAAAACCGACAGCCCCGTTCATGCTGGTCCGGATCTGGCTCGCCATCCCCATGGCCAGCAGCAGAGGCCGCCAGTTCTCCGGCCAGACCTCAAAAACATCTTCTTTCTGTGCGGCCAGTTGCTCACGCCTGCGTTGCTCTATCTCTTCATCAGGCATTCCCATGGCCCGGGCTGCGTCCAGGGCCTCTTCGTCGATTACCGCCGTCTTTGTCCCGCTTTTTCCGGCAAGGATGCGGGCGACGGCTAGGAGTTTTTTTCTTTCCCCTTGAGCAGCGCGTTAATATAGACCTCAAAAATAACCCCGGCCGCTGACGGGTAGTTGTCCAGCAATGCAGCCAGATTGTCCGAGCTGAACTTGTCGCTGACCCCCTTCCAGTCGTTGACAATCTCGGCCATGGCCGTGTTGAGCGGCTGTTCGCTTTTGATCAGCAGATCCAGCTGGGACTTGGCCTTGTGGCGAAACTCCACCTCGATGGTGGGTGTTTTTTTCTCGCCGGGAACGGGAATGGAGACGGTGGCCCAGAATGTTGGATTCGGTTGTAGTTGAAACATTTTTGACACTCCTTCAATTCGTGACAGTTTTTATTTGGTGACAGAATGACAGAAAATCAGCAGCCGGAGAGGATGGGTGCACCAGGCAAGGTCTGTCGTCCTCGCCCATCTCCCCGGCTGCTGATAACTACAGCATGACAATCCGGATTTCGTCGTTGCCGGTGTTGGGGACCAGGCGCAGGTCCATGCCCATCATGGCACGCCCATCCACATCCTCGGTCTTGGGGTTGATCCGCTGACAGGTGGGGAGAAAAACGGTGGTCTTGAGCCCGGCAACGGAACCCAGGGTCATGCCGATGCTGGTCAGGGTGTTGGCATCGATGGCGGTTTTCATCGTCACCTCATCGGCGGCAGCCAGATCCAGGGTCATCTTCCCGGTGGAGGAACGATCGACAATGTCCGCCGATTGCCCGCCCAGGGTGGGGATATATTTTACATCGGCGCCAAGCGAGAACTCCAGGCCCCTGGAGGTGTGGGCGGTTCCGGCGGTAAGCACGCCGGTGGCGTAGGTGCAGCCCAGCAGAAACTGGGAGACATTGGCCTGAGTGACCGCCAGCGGGGTTTTAAACCCGGTGAAGCTGACCCCGGTGGGAGTGGCGGCGGAAACCCCGGCATCAACGCCGACAAACTTAAACTTCATGGTCGGCCGCTCGCCGATGCCCAGCCCGAAATCAACGGAGCCCCGGCAACCAATAGCCTTGTAGAGCACGCCATCGAGATAATAATAGATGGATACACCTTCAAATCCGGTGGATACCGGGGTGTATTCAACCCTGGAAGGGGTGAGCAGGGCGGCCTCGGTAAACCCGCAGGCCCGCAGCAGCGGCCCCCAGGCTGGAGCGGTGCCGGCGGTGCCGCCTCCCTGCAGCTCCACGGTCATGTCCAGCTCAATATGTTTGTTCCCGATCAACTCCTCGGATGCGCCCATAAAAGAGCGGATCAGTTTGCGGTCCACATTGTCGGCAATGGGGTTGATGGAGACATCAGAGACCAGGATGGCATTTGCCGCCCCGGTGGGCACGGCGTCGGTGCCGTAGGCGGATTCGACCTTGGCTAAAACGGTGGTGTTGCGGATATAGCGAGCCATTATTGTTTCTCCTTATCGGCATCCACAGGGGGCGCCTCGGTGGGTTCTTCGGTTTCGGACACCAGGACAAGTTCGCCGGTGGCCGGGTCCTGCTTCCATGATCCGCCGTGCGGCGGCAGTGGGGTTTCTTTTGGTGTTTTCATGGGGGAGACGGCCTCCGGCCGTTTGGTTGTGGTTATGCGATATTGTCCGCGGTGTAGTATTCGGCCTCGCAGGTGAGCATGACCCCCCCGGCGATCTGGCCCTGCTGCTCGACGCTGAGGGTGGAACTCAATACCTGCAGTCGATCCACCAGCCCGCCGGCAGTCTCAAAGCCGCCGATGCAGCTGATCAGGTCCTCTTCCAGGTTGCGCGCCTCGTCTAATGAGGATGCCGATCCGCGTAGGACGCCGGTGACCTCGATGGTTAAAAGGTTCTGCCGTTGCCCGATGATCTGGTTAGGGGGCCTGGTCAGGCGGGTGTCGGCTATCAAAAGACAGGACTCCTCCAGGGTCAGGATGGGTCCGGCGAACCACTCCACCACCTGCTCCCCGGCATCGGTCTTATAGCCGTTGGTTTTCAGGATCAGGCCCAGGCGGGTCTTAAGGGCGGTCATAATGGCGGTGCGTTTACTCATACAAAGCGCTCCAATACGGCATCGGTGAGGCCGGGCAGGGCGGAATCCACCGCCACCACCATCCACAGCAGGCCATTAATCTCCAGCTCCTGGCCGGGACGCACCACCAGATCGGTGGCGTCACATTCCAGGCGGTAGCGTTCCACCACCGAGCCGGATGGATCACCGGCCACGGTGGCAGCGTCGGGCGCAAAGATTGCGGTGACCGGGCTGCCGTCGATGGTGAGTGTTTGGCCGAAGCCATCCGTCCCGGTGAGGGGCAGGATGGCTTCGGCGAGGTTGGAGAGGATGGACATTTTATAAGTATTCCAGGGCGACGGTCAGTTTCCCGGCGGTGATGGCGGCAACCCCGATGGTCATGGTGATTCCCTTGCCGACAGTGGTGGTACGGATGGAAGTGGCGGCGGTGCCGACGGGCACGGTGTCCAGCAGGGCATTCAGGGTAAGCGCCCCTTTCAGGGTGGAGGCCAAAACATCCACCGCCGTTTCCACCCCCAGGGTGACCGTGGGGGCTCCGGCGGAAGTAAAGGCGGCATTGGTGTGCACCATGCCCGAGGTGACAATGGCATCCAGCGGCAGACGATCACCACGCAGGGCGACGGTTCCGATGGCGCCGCCATCGACGGCGAAATCATATTCAAAATAGGCAACCCTCTTGGAAGGTTCGAGTCCTTGTCGTTTCATTTTTTTATAGCTCCTTGTATTTTAATGGTGGAAAAATGACGGACGGCGGCCTTTAATCCGTCATCCGTCATTTCCAGATTCGCGAGTGATTACGCCCCGGCGTTCTTTACCAGCGCCTTCCAGTCAATGGCCTTGGCCCCGCAGTCGAGCCGCACCTTGTACTCCACCCCGTCCACGCTCCAACCTTGACGGGTCTCCATATACGGAGCCTGTTGGCCGTTGAGGAAAAAGACGGTGACCGTCTTGCCCTTGGGTCCGGCGAAATAGAAGCCGGTGGCGGAGGAGTCATCCAGGCGGGAATCATAGACCTGGATAAAGCGACCCCCTGCATAGGGATTGCTGCGGGTGGAGGTCACCCCGGAGGCGGAAAACTGGTTGGAGGCGAAGAAGATCTCAGCCGCACCCCGAATGGCCTGGGGGGCGATGAAGAACTGGGGGTTGATATTTAAGCGACGCTTGCCCAGCAGATCCTTTTGCAGGGCCATCAACTTGATCGCCTCGGCAACCGTGCTCTCGCTGATCACCGCCGCCGTTCCCAGATTTCCATGGTTGGCATGGAACAACGCCACGGAGTCACGCATCGCGGCATTGGCGGTCAGCACCGCATAGGCCACATCGCCGATCTTGCGGGCGGCTGCCTCGCCGTGGGCCATGGGAATATCCGTCAAGGCGGCCAGGTCGTCATTGATGATGGTCTGGCGGGTAATGGCGAAGAGCTTGCCGAAGGTGGCAATCTGCATCTGCTCTTTAGAGTCCCCCCGCTTGCCGTAGCCGTAAGGAGATGACTCGCTGATCTGGTCCAGATCCTCGGTCTCGGAAGCCGCCACCAGATCCACGGTCTTGAAGTCAGAAACAGAGCCGGCGGCGCACCATGTGCTCCATGACTCAGGGGCGGTCTCGTATCCTGCCAGCAAAGACTTGTTGGCAACATTGGAGAGCAGGGCCGGGAAGTCGCTGCTGGTCATCGCCCGGCCAACCATCTCCATAACGTTGCCGCCGGTGGCCTGATTGGCCAACAGCAGGGAATGGCGGGCCATCTCGCGCAGGGAATGACCCATCAGGTCTTGCGCCCCGGCCGCTGGTTTTTCAACGATAATCCCGGCCCGCATACAAAGAGAATCCTGCCCGGCGGCGCGGAACTTGTCGCGCTCATCACCGGATACGGTCACCCGGAAGCCGGGATCTTTATCAGCGGCCTTGCGCTCGGCCACGGCGTCAAGCACCTTGGCCCGGGCCTGGTCGATGGTGAGCCCGGAGCGAATCATCTCGGCAGCCAGATCAGCGCAGTCAAAGCGCTGGCCCATGGCCGAAATCTCGGCAAACCGCTCCCGCTCATCGGTGATGGCGGCCCGCACGGTGGCATCCACATCCGGTCCCTTCTCAGGGGTCTTTCCGGCTGGCTGGTCATTAAGGCCGCGCATAAATACCCGGGCCTCTTCCTCTGTCGCATTCTTTGGCAATCCCCGGCTTTCGAGGAATGCCAGCAGTTCTTTGTCCATAGCTGTTACATCCTTTTTTTGCGGCTCGGAGATTGTCCTTGCCATTGATGGTTCGAGAGCCTTCTCTTTGTCTCCCGTAAAATTCGCCTCGGCACGGGCCTTGGCGGCTGCATCCGCCCCAATGGGGCAGGCTGATAATTCTTTGACCGTCCAGGAGGTCACCAGCCGGACCGGCCCTTCATAGCTGCGGTCACCGGCGGCATAGGTCTGCCCCTCCGGCACCCACACCGATTCGTTAATCGAGTAGCCCACCGAAAAGTCGGTGAGATGCCCGCCCCGTACCTTATTCCAGATCGATTCCACCGCCGGATCATCGGCGAAGACGGAACGGCCCACCAGCTCCGACCCCACCACCTGCAGGCCCCGGCAACTGCCGATCACCGAAGAGGTGGAATAGCGGGCATGGCTGTCAAGCAATGGCACCTGCCGACTTCCCGGCAAGACGGCCCCGGACATCAGCAGGATCTCGTCGATGGCCTCCCATCGTTCGTAATCCATGACCCGCACCCGGTTCTCGGTGGCGGCGACAACCTCCACCGACCGAGCGGCAATATCTATGCTCACCGGCCCGTCCGCAGACAGGCGCAGGGAAAGCGACCGGGTCTGGACGGAGCGCTCCTGGCCGCTGCGGCAATGAAGGCCGGGGATGGCGGATGGTTGGCATTTCTTATTCATTGGCTGGTGCTCCTTTTTTCGGTTCTTTGGCGTCCTGCCCGGCAAGGGCGGCGGGGTTATTGGCCAGGGCGGTGGATATCGCCCCGAGATCAACGGTCACCCCCATACTCTCTGCCAGGTCCTGGGCCTCTTTTATCTCTTTGTAGACCTCTTCCAGGTCACGGCCCCGGCTGGCGGCAATCTCCTGGGGAGAGCGCAGTCCGGCCTTGATCTGGTCGATCATCGATTTCGTTTCACGGGCCACATCAATGGACTCCATGCCCGGCGGCTGCCAGGTGCAGCGCAGAGACGGGGTGGGGTTGGTGTAATAGTCGCGGAATAAAGGCAGGCGTCCGCCCAGCACGGCGGCATCAAAGAAGGCGCTCTTCACCGGGTTGCAGAAGCCGCGAATATGGCGGGTCACCTGCGGGCGCAGCATCTGGGCAAAATCGTTGCGGACCATCTTGCCGACGCTGTAATTCATCCCCTCGTAATTGCCGGAAAGGATCTCATAGGGGACGCCGGTGGTCACCGCCAGCATCGTCAAAATCAGCTTAACCATGGGCGGAAAGTTGGATCCGGGGCGGGGGTTGGCCATCAGGTTCATCTTCTCGCCGGGGCGCAGATATTCGATGATGGCGTTTTCGATGGTGTCGATCTTCTTGCCATCCTCCACCGTCATCCCGATCTGCCGGCCCAGCATGTCCGGGGTCTCGATGGTTCCCACCCAGCGGGCGGCCATCTTGGCGGCGTCAATCTCGGCGTCCATATAGGTGGCGAGATCCTTGGCCACCATAATCCCCGGCGCAAAGTCGGAAATCCCGCGCAGCTGACCGGGGCGCAGGGTGCGGAACCCATGGATCACCTGCTCGGCCGGAATCCGAACCGTCTTGCCCCAGCCGTCGGGATCGGTGAAGTGGTAGGCCAAAGCCCGACCGGTGGACTTGTCATACTCCACCCCTTCGTGGAGCTGATTGCCGGAGGCGGAAGTCGCCCCCATATTGGTCAACCAGTCCGCCTCGTACATCTGCAAGGCCAGCGGCAGATACCGCTTGCGATCTTTCAGGGTGCGGATAATCAAAAAATACTCGCCGCACTCAAGCTCCTGCCGTTTAGCCAGGGCCTGCATCTCGTAGAGGTGCAACCGGCCCCCGGCATCGGCCTCATCGGCCCACATATTCCAGGCGTCCTCCGCCTGCTGGATTCTTTTTTTATCGAATTTGCCGTCAGGCAGGGTGATGGCGGATTGAAAGACAATCCCGGAACCGACGATGTAGTCGGTGTTGATGGCCACGGCCCGCGCGAAATACGGAAAATCCCGCACCAGCTGCCGCACCCTGGCCCGCACCGAAAGGGCGGAATTGGAAATAACGTCATTGATCGCGGCATCCACCGGCGCCCACGAGCCCATGGTGCGGGGAGACTGCGCAGCGGCATACATCGCCGAACGCGCATACTGCCGACCCAGGGCCATGCGCGGGGAAAAAATCCCCACCAGGGAGTCCAGGGCGGAACCGATCAGACGGGCTGGCTGGATCATCCCCGGCCTCCATCGCGTAGATAAACCCGGGTGGAAACCGTCCCGGTCTCAAGGCCTGCCATCAGACGGGCGTGCTCGATCGCCTCACGCAATTCCGCCGCCGTGGACCAGGTCACCGAATGGCCCTGAGTCATGGCGGAGGTCTGCGAAAAAACGTGATTGCGATAACAGGTGAGCAGGTGGGCTAAGAGCTCGGCCCAGGTGGTAAAGGGTATCGTTGCCATGTCGGTATGATAGCCGACGATTTTGGGGGGTTTGGTGGATGCGGGTAACTATTGATGGATGCGCATAGTTATTGATGGATGCGCATAGTTATTGATTCTTTTCCTTGACAGGTTTTTTGAGGAGTGGAGAATTGGACGCCGGAAAAAAAAGAAATTGAAATTTAAATAAGAGGAGGTGAAAAATGAAAAAGGCCACTCCTTTTTTAAGGAATGGCCTTTTTTAGATGGCGGGGTTTTTAAGTTACTTGCGCTTCGGGTTCCTTTTTGAGGCGGCGCTCTTTTTTGCTCCCCAGGTTGCTAGCTTTGCTTTTTTTGCGGTTCCATTGCTGTCTGCCATAGTTGGTCGCCTCTTACTGATTTGTTGGTTGCACCGAAATGGTGCAGGATTTTCGCCATCCATTTTTTGTTGAAGGCGAACAGGGGCTCATTGTTTTCAATGCAAAACTGCTCGATATTTCGTGATGACCGCAGGTTGGCCGAACCATGCAAGACCAGGTGGCGTCCGCAACTGGTCTTTATCAAGGCGACTTTGGTGTGCAGTCCGGCGGCGGCGAAGTGGAAGTTGTCACCGCCCAGGGTGTCGAGGATATACGGCACCCCGCCGGTGCGGCGTCGCTCGTGGGCATACCAGAAATCGGAAACGATGACGGAGAGGCTTTCGGCGTAGCCGCCGGCCATGATGTTTTTCAGGCTGTCCACATTTTCCTGGCTCATGGAAAGGGTGGCGATAAGCATCTCGGTGGCAAGATAATTTTTTTGCACCATCAGGGCCTCCAGATAATCCCCGAAAATGAAGTTGCCGGAGACCACGGCATACATGGCCTCGCCGTCGGCAAGGTCCGGGGTGTTTGCGGCAAGATCGGCGGCGTACCGATAGCGGACGGTGCGCGGACGGGGATACCGCTTGATAATAACGGTGTCGGTGACCGCCGCCGCCGTCTCCAACTCGAAATCCAGGGAAAAGCCCTCTATTTCAAGGGGGAGATCGAACTCCAGCAGCTCCAGCTCGTCGTCAAATTCCGGCACCAGATCAAAATCAGGCATCGCTGGTTTCCTTTTGATTGCCCAGCAGGGCGGCGACATATTTGTCAATATCCCGTTCCGGGCGTTCTTCTCCGCCGCCGTACCAGAAGCCGTTGGCCCACCACTCCAGGGCGGCCACCTGATACACGGAGAGCAGGGATATTTTTGTGTCCAGTTCCCGGCCGTCAATTTCCCATTTTTCAGCCAGCCCGTCGAGATCCATGGCGTCCCCCAGGGCAAGGGGCAATTCCGTCCCCGAGGTGAACGGGTTGAGCATGTGGGCGTTCATCACGTCGATCATGGCCATAAGCTCAGGCCGTGAAAAATGGCCTTTCAGCTCCTGGAGGGTGCGGGCGTAGAGGACCCGGTTGGACTCCAGGAGATGGGTGGCCCCGGATGAAATGGAGCTGAAGTTCTCGGTGATCCAAGCCCTGGTCTCGTCGCTGATCCGGGGGCTGATGTT